TTCCTTTTTTATGTTGTTTTTATTTTTATATTTTATATTTTTATACTATATTTATTTTGGTTAAAACAAATCAAACGAATTTTATTTAAAAATCAGTTAAAACAAAAACCTAATTGAATAAATGCGAATAAATCTTTGCTAATATAAGAAAACACTCAAAAATCAAACCTTAAAAACTAAGAATCATGTAAGGATAAATGAAAAATAAGTAGTAGAATTATAGAAGTCGCAAGTTAATTGGCAAAGGCTTGCAAGAAAGCAAGTTTCGCCAAAGTTGCCAAAGCCTTATTCAACAAGAAAGGGGAAAGCTGCAAGGAGTCTACAGCTTCTTAAATCCTTTCTTCGGAAGCGAAGGGAGGCTTACGTGAAGACTGCGGCTAGGTACCGACCGCGGAGGTACTTTAGTTCCCTCGGATACAAGCCCTTGGCCGTCATCAGTAACTTCTGGCTCCCCTCCTTCGTCCAAAGTCTCCAAGGCTATGCGATCCACTGCATCATCTTGAGCCACTGCGGTGTCATCAAGACTATCATCCACAGTTTCCTGTGGGTTAGTGGGCAAAGCGCTGGAGCCGAATTCAGACGTATCCACCCAATCTTGTGTCATACCAAATATATCCAAGTTCTCTACTGAGAATAAGGACTTTAGGCGCTCGTCAAGATCATCCATCGTTCCTCCTGAGAGACTCGGAGTAGACGATGGTAGAATGGTCATGCCGGAGTTTTTAGTAGATCCAGCCGGGGATATGTCAGCATAATGCGTACCAGACTCAACGTCAGCGTAACTAGTAGCTGAGGTGTGTTCACTAGGATTAGTAAGTCCTGCAGCACGCATTTGGAGGTTATATTTCTGCTTAGCAAGTAACATTGCTCCTGCAGTTGAGAGCTTCTTGGACTCAAGTGTGAGCTCTTTCATACCCTCCAGTCGTCGATCAAGCATCTTTTTCTCATGTCGGCGGTTGATTATTCCTGAAGAGGCAGCCCCAGCTCCTTGTAAAGCTACAAGGGCGAAATCCATCTGGGGAGTCGCTCTAAAACGGGGGAAAGGGACCTGCCTAACATAGCCTTGTCGAGTGCTATTGTCCACACGGGTGACAAAGTTGGACGAAGCTCGAGGTGGCAAGTCCGCAGACGAAGTGACAAAGCGTAAGTTCTTGATTAGGATGTCATTAGCAGAAGCCCCGTTGTATACGGAGTAAGCCATATCTCTGCTAGATGTATTAGCACAGAGGGAAGACATGGCTGGATCAAATCGTATTGTCGAGACAGGGACGTTGCTAAAAGTAGAAATAAGGTCAAATTGGATGATCTTGTTGCCCTCGGACATGTCCCACAAAAGTCTGTTCAAATACTTTTCTTTTCCGGTTGGGTAAATCGTCGCTTGTCCGTTGAGAGTGTTAGCTACTGCGTCTGACAAAACAACGTTCTTCTGGTCAGTTATATTCACCGAGACCCAAGACTCGGGAAGGTAAGGATCAGGGTCTTGTCCGTCTATCTCCACTAACCTCGTGGACTGGGTGTTCTTATGTCCTGGAGTGATGTAGAGGGAGACAGTATACGGTTCATCTTTAAGGTCCAAATTAAAGATATGATAATTAAAGGTCCCTAAGTAATTACCGTACTGACCTAATCCCCATCCGACCCAAGACTCTCCTTCTTCGGTTGTGACCACCTTTCCTCCCATCTCTGGTTCAAAACGAGCAAGAGGTTTGTCGTTTAGAGGCTGATACTTTCTCAGGGCATAGGGTTGGTAGCCTTCGGCCCAATCAAACTCCTTAGTCTCTATAGCTATAGAGTTCTCTCCTGTCTTGAAGAGATGCGCATCGCCTTCCCGGGCAGTCATAAAGACTGTTGTAGTTGAGAAAAGAAGGTCACCGTCACTGTCAGTTCCTGTGTTGGACTCATTCTTAAGAGCTCCGTTGTTAAGGAAGTATATCTGACCATCTCCTGGTCCATTGTAGGATTTCATGTACATCCTGTTAGGTCGCTCAAATGGAAGTTGCATCGATCTGTACTGTCCTTGACAAAAGCCATCGAAATAGACTTTTGCCTCCGAGTCTACCAACTCACCAAGGCTCCTACCTTCTAGTACACCAGAGACAGTAGAAGTTGATACTGTCGCCGTTTGATCTAAGACGGGTTCTGCGAGTATGAATGAATCCGACAAACGCGAAGCGACATTTATGAAAACAGTCGCTCCAGCAACTCCGTAGGGGTTGAGAAGTTCATTGTACACCATGCATACAATAGCCGGTTTCGTTGCGTCATCTCCAGTAACATTCCTGTAGAAGCCATTCTGTCTTGCATCTCCTAAGGTGAACTCCACGGTGACATTCCGGTTAAGTAACATAGTGAAATATTTATATTTCTGCAAGTCTTGCAACGTGTATGTGGCGTCTGAATCAGGAACCCAGCCGAAAAGCACCTCTCCAGAGAGGGCTGCGTTACCTACGCAGTGGAAGCGATATTCAATTGGACCCGCGTATCGATTATGTAAATTTACATACGCCTGCGCATAGTCATTCATACCTGATATTCCATATTTCATTCGAAACACTTCAGTGCCGACTACGACTCCTGTTGCTACGCTATAACTTGTTGCATGGTCAATATAATTGTGTGCAATGTCTCTAATATCCTGAATTATACCACCCATTGCCAGCATAGTGACAGGCGCTTGAACTGGGTTCATTGTCACAGAGGAGACAATCGCCCCCTCAGTGAGAGTCGCCGCCGCATTCACACCTTCGGTACCAGTAGTTGCTGTACTGGCCATTGCACGATTTTGAGGTGTTCCTTCCATTTGTGGAGTCACTTTGATTGGTGGTACTTTTGTTTCTTTTACGTTAGTTGTCTCGTCTAAACTCAACGTAGGTTTCTCAGGTATATCTTCTAAATTCTTAAGATCGTCTTTGTTGGCGTATCCAATAAATCCGACGTCTTCGTCTATTTTATGTTGCGCTATATTTGAAATTCTGTGAATCCCTTCCGGATCGTCAGACTGCCAGATGTCTTTGACATAGTCATGAAGCCATGACTCGGAGATAACCTCTGACGAGAGGGAATCCGGAAGGGCAGGGATCACGCGCTCGTAACTGATCCCTTCAGTAGCTGACTTTAAGACAGCTGCTCTCCTCTGGGTAAAACTTCGCCAGTCGATCTGCAAGGCGAAGCGCTTTGGGTAACCCAGAGCTATTTGATAGACCACAGCAAAAAGGTCTAAAAACGTTAAACGACTGTGTAGGGATCCCTCTTCCAACACAGTGTTTAAAAGGTCTAAGTATTGAATCTCGGACTTGTCGGTGGTCCAGAAGAAATGCCGCTTTATAGAACTTATTTTAAGAGCGGGCAGCACGACAAAGGAGTCCGGAGAGTTTATATCTGACAAAGTTCTTGAAAGGAAGTTTAAGTTTCCTAAGGGTTCTGGTCTTTCGTTAGCCACAGTTAGGTTCAGTCCCGCATCTGATGCTGCAGCCTGGATGTGTGAGGCTCGCAACCATTCCGACATCTCTGGTGAGACAGCTAAAGTCACGTCGTCAGACATTACTGCAAAAGCGAAGTGCTTCCAAAAGTCGAATCCTTTTAGATCTCCATACTTATTGTACCAGATCTGAGCGCAGAGTACGATGAGTGATAGTACTGCGCACAAGGTATTGTAAGGTGACGTCATAAAACCTCCACTGTTGTTACCTTTCTCTACCATATAGATTCCATTTAAGATCTGGTGGATCGCTGTATAGATATAAGTTCCAGCGGTCTTAACAGCCTTTCTCAATCCTGGTGTAAACCTCTTTGCTACAGACTTCATAGTCTGTTTTCCGACCCACTGTGGATTTGTCTTGTCGTATGACTTAAAGTCAATCTCAAAGCCGCTACCTCCGACTTTCCTGAGCCTAGACATCATGAATGTAAACTCGGTTAAAGGATTTACTCCGAGCATCATACCAGTCTCATTCCTCTTCGACTTAAGTTCCGATGTAAAAGTAGCAAAGAGTCTTCTCATAGCTAAGCATTCGGCTAAGTCTGTGCATGACATGAGTCTTGTCTTGTAATTGTCTACTGAGGTCAACTCAGCCTTTATTTTGTCACAATTAATAGTCATTACCCTTCTTCCCTCTGTTAAATACACCCAAATCAAGTCAGCATACTCTTTACAAGCTTTTCCGGCTGGATTTTCTGAGAACCATCTCTTGCCTGGAGGGCCACTCACTACTCCAGATTTCTTCACGGTGGAAAACATCTTAGTGTAGATAACGCCGGGAGCAGTGGTGATGTCTAGTGGCTCCGAAAACTTAGATAGTGGATGGTTTGGGTTAAGTCCGTTTATCGCTTCATACCAACTAGTCGCTTTAAACTTCTCTCCTCCAAAATGCTTTACCAAGTACGAATCAAAAATTCTACACGACTCAGCAAAGACTTTCTCCGGAGGAGAAGCTGGTGCACCTTGGAATTTGTAAACTTGAAACATCTCTAGACTTTTCTTCCCTTGAGTATCAGGCGCAACAGGAGGTCGATGATGTTTTAGTGCGTCCTCGATGGAGAGGGGAGTATTAACTTCCCCATTAACATAGCCTCGTTCTTTAGCTATGTGACAGAAGGGAGTTGGTACATACTTATTCTTCCTAGGCAATGCTGGTTCAAAAGGTGCTGTCCATAAGGGATTTATCCCGTCTATCCCCATAGGTATACGCGTGTTAAGTTCGAGGGGTGTCTTGAGATACTTTAGCACTAGCTCTGGCACTATTATCGTCTGCGATCCTGTCTTCAGGTTGATCTGAACTGCATGGTCTGTAGTTTTCATTTGTGGCTTGACAACTGCAGGGACTGGCTCGCGCTCTTTCTCAAACAAGATGTTTACCTTCTCTATAGTAGCTAGCGCACACATCCCCTGCCAATGGTTCTCAGCAGCAGCTGCGTGAATTCCAGCTATAACATACCTTCCTAAGACGTGATCATGGGTTATATAAGGTAGTCCGCACATTCCGTATGCTGTCATAAATCCGTCTACGTGAGCAAAATCCGCACAAAATTGGTTGGAGCGCCATTGTTTATCGTTATCATAACAGAGACTCTTGATATAAGTAGCAGGTAGATCAGTGATGAGTACTCTGTCAGAATTTGGCTCGACGAAACGGAGCCGGCTGATGTAATGAATACGATCTTCTGTCAAGAGGTGTTTAGTTATGTCCCTAGCACTCTGCCAGCTCTTGTCAACAACTTGGAGCATCTGTAGATCATAAGCTTTCATTGTCTCCAACTCTACTACGGCATAAGTCTTGTTCTTATAGGTAATGTGCGTTGGCTTCTCACAATGTGCTACAGTGAGTATATAATTGTCTCTCAAAGCTATGCCGTGGACATTGCCAATTGGATTGTGAACTCGGACGATAGCATTGATTATCAAATCTAGTTCTGACTTCTTCGGTTCTCTCGGTATCTCCATCTGAGGTACTACTATCTTTAAAGACTCTCTAATCTTCGACAGCTCTATTTCACCAATCTCTGAGTCGATGGGTCTACCCATAGCCTTTCTCATTCTAAATATGGACTCTCTCTCAGTCTTGCTCAAGCCTTTTCGGTTAGCTTTTCTCTTAAAAGACTCAAAGCGATCGGAAGAATCGTCTATTTCACCACTCTGTGCTACGACTAAGTCATGCACTTCTTTCGCGTCTAGCTCTTTCAAGCTAACCTCATCTGCCTTGACTTTCTCTCCTGTCTTGGTGGTGACATAAGGATACTCTCTATCTACGTCTTCTGCATCTTTCGCCGGCCGATCCTCTTCCTCATCAACTATATGCTCATAAGTACCATCCTCCTTCTTTTTCCTTCTACACATGTGGTCATCACCTGTGGAGTTGGCAAATGTTTTATAAAGAACGTATCCAAGGCTGCCTAACATAATTATACCTGATATAGCAGATATTACGTAAAACCAAGGTTGTTTCTGGATAGTAGACCACATGTCAGTACGTTGTTGGAACTTGCTAATAACGTTCTGCTTATGAGCTTCCTCTAACTCGAACTTGACCTTTAGGGGGAACAAGCTCTGGTCTTTATCTATAGCTAACTTTTGCTGTCTTAAGGCGCGGGCTAAGTCATAGGGTATATCGTCTGTACCCTGAGTACCATGATTCAGTATGTTATAAAACCGATGGTAATCTAGTGCTAAGCTTTCATTGTTCTTCTTAACTAATACAGCCTCCTGATTGTCAGATGGAGTGACTGTAAGTGCTCCGTCATCTTCCTCGATTCTAAGCAAATCACCCCGCCCGTAATATCTCTCGTTTCCTACAACGATAAGTACGTCATGTGCATAAGCATTCCTTCTAAGGTGAGTGACCATCTGTTTTACTATATCTAGTGGACTGCCATCTAGCTCTATCCCTTTCATGTGAAACACGGAAGGGTCGATACTACCTAAAGTAATATCATTGGGGTCAACTGCGACCATAGCGTCCGGATTTACACTTGCCAGAAGTAGAGACATCCTTGTCAAGCTGGATAGATTGTATCTTGCCGTTTCCCAGTCCTTAAATTTTACTATAATACTGGCTTCCGCTGGGGTGCATCCTCTAATGATTTTTATGTCTAGGGCACGTGCCATGTAGCTAGCATACTTGTCTGATATCTCTAAAGCTAACTGACTTGGTGTCATTCTCTTACGTGTAGTAATGGGACTGCTTACATAACCTTGTTCTACTACATTGTAGTAGCATCCTCTCCAACTATCCACATAAATATACTTTCCTTTAGCCTTGTTCCAGATCGTTCCTGTTAGTCCTATACGTCGGGTAGTACCTTCATATTTGGTGGAGATCTCATGGTAGTTGCGAAAAGACCAACTCCACTTGAGCTTGTGTTCAAGAGATGTAGAGTTGTTACTGATGATAAATATAGATCCTTTCACAGCTCGGTCATAAAGCATTTTGTAGAGTGATTCATCATCAGGAAATGGGTCGCTGAATTCGATGACACAACGCTTAGTGAACGCTATGCTTGGGAAGTCTCCGTGCCTAACAGACACATAAGGAAATCCCAATGTAGTTGCTAAGTCTCTGCCTACTAACTGAGCCATACTAGTCTTCCCGATACCTGGTTCTCCTAGGAGATGTACAACGAAGGACTCTCCCACGTCGAGATCTTCTCCCATCTGCGCTTTTACGGGGAGGGTCTTTACCCACTCTTCATAGCGATACTTATAGAGAGTGTAAATATCATCTACCATGTCGTCAATAGTCATGCTTGGATTCACCGTTGTCACTTTCATTGTACTGTCAGCCTGAGACATAGCACTTCTCTCCTTACTGATGGTTAAATGAGAGTAATCGGCCTTCCGGTGAGGCTGTTGTGAGCGGTCAAATTGGTCATTGTAGTTAGGGTCGCTAATGTTAAAAATAGTAGCTCTACTAAGAAAAGCTTGAGCAGCTGCAGTTGTGAGAAACCCATCTGCTGTCAAAGGAGCTCCCGGAACCATCTGCGTGGCCGCAAACAAGATTCCTAGTTCGCAAGACTGTTCTTTGATAAAAGCACCCTGCATATTTAAGTGGGTACCACTACAGATACTGTTAATCTTTAGGAATAGGGGGTCTTTTGCTCCTCTGTCTCCGAATTCATCTATAAAACCAAATTTCTCTCCTCCATAGGGATTGTAGAAATCTCCATTTTCCAATTTGAGAGCGTAATAGGTAGGGTCCACTCCCATCTTCTTAGCAAGACGAGGTATGAGTTCCCGGGTAATCAAATGGCTTTTACCGTGTCCTCTTTCACCTCGAATCATAATGAAGGGAGGGTCTACTCTAGTGTTGTGAATCTTCTTAAATATATTGACTTTCTCTCTAAGCTGCATTAAATTAATCTGTAGATGAGAAAGTTGAGTCGTAAGTCGCTTTATGTTTGAACTCTCATCATGTTTTGCTACTTCTAGTTTCTGCGTGATTGAAGCAGTTAGTTCAGCCAGCTGATTGTTTAACTCTGGATGCTTAGCAAATTCCACTGGTTCCTTATTTGCAATGGCACAGCACTTATCTATACATTGCTTAAGCTCAGTAGCTGCTTTCTTAGTAGTACCTATCTGGGTGTCAAATCCTATGTCGAGGAATTCCTCAACAAAGTCGAAAGTTTCATGATAAGATTTGTTTATAGTCTCTTTAAACTTACCTAAGAGCACTATGTGTGACATTTTCTTTTGATCGCCACCGGTAGCAGCATACGCCACTACAACTAGTACTGCTGCAAAAGCGCTTTTAATTAAGTGGTAAGCTTCTTGATGTTTCCTTTCTGAGGTGTTCTGATTTTGCGTATCTTCCTCTTCCTTCTTTTCCTCCGCCATCTGAGCTGTAAACTTGGGTTGTTCGAAAGCCTGGGCCATGGCCTGAGCCTGGGCCAAGGCTGTATCAGTAGGGGAGGGACTTGGTCTAGTAACAGTACCTAGCACAGGTGGTGCTAGAACTGTTTGAGCGTGTTGACTATTTCTTCGCGTACTAGGAGGAGTATGCATATTAGGCATCTCCCCTGTAGTAACTTTTACTTCCGCCTGAGACAGCATTTGGTTCACGCATTCAGATAGAGCTTTGCTAAGCTCCTCTTCAGACGGCGTAGTAAAGGAAGAGACTAAGGATAGAGTCATTGCTGTTAATGTGGTCAAAAGACCAACTACCGCCATAGCTTTGGCGGGGGTCGTCAAGTCTTCTCGGTAAAGGACATATGAGTAAACAAATATGTTCATTATATAAGTAACCCATTTCATAGCTTCTTCAGCTTTGGCTAGCTTGCCCTGGGTCTTAAGGGTCTTGGTCAGCGTCTGTACGATGTCCCTTGGAAAAGAGGCCATAAGTAGGTTTTTTGAAGATTCCGTAGTATGCTCCCAAATTCTTTGAGAGTTTTGTCCCAATCTGTCTAGATTACTGGCCAGGCGCTTGAGAGATGCAAAATAAGCTGTTTCAGCTATATCGTCTGGGGGAGGGACATATGGTGGTAATTTCTCTTTAAGAGAGGAATCTCCTAGAGTATCAGTCTCTGTAGGTAGTTGAGGAGGAGGGTTAACGGTCTCCATCTCCTCCCTAACCTTTAGTCCTTTATGTACATAACATATAAGCTCTGCTGTGGAGAGCTTATAAATTTTTTCTGCTCCCATTGTCCTTGCGAAATTCACAAGGCTCTGCCTAATCTTAGAGTGGGCAGGAAGAGAGCTTTTTGTCATTGTTGGTTTGACGAAGCTTGGCTGTTGTAAAGAAGGCTTCGTCTTGGGTTTTAAAGTCTTAGGAGTAAAGGATGGACGTCTAGCTAAATAGCCAAATCCACTCCTCACTCCATCTTTGTGGTCCTGTTTTGGTATAACTCCTACTAGTTCTCCTGTAGATTCGCCTGTTCTAGGGTCACAATCTGTGACCTTAAAGCGATCTGTAAGCCTTAAAGGCTGTAGGGGAATAAAGTGGGGGTCAGTGCTGTCCTTGGACTTGGAGGCACTCAACCGACGAACGTAGTCGTCAGTTTGACCTGCCTTTATCAGGCAAGCCTGGGTTGTGAGTCTGCTTTTAAAGCGGAGACTCGTGATGCTAGGTGTAATTGTATTAAGAATAAACTTATTGGACATATTTATAATTTAAATTATTAACTTTTAAAAGTATTATTATTATTTTATATATGCCGCAAGTCTGGATAATACTACCTAGTTTTGTTTTATAAGTTGGTTAAATTGAAATGGCAATAATGCAAATGTAATTTATAGTTTAGAATATAAATTCTCGGTTCGCAC